GTCTTGGGGAACATGGAGTACTCTTCCTTGGTTATCTCCTCATAGGGAGCAACCTCGTAGCTGTGGCTGTCATCTGCTCTGGGGAGAAAGCTTACCCCACTAATGATATCAAAGTTCTGGTAACACCAAGCACCGACCTCTAGCCACTCGTCCTCACCCACATAGATGGTTACGCTGGGCTTATGTTCACACCAGTGCAGGGCGAACTTCTTCCATATCTCAAGATGTTGGATAGCCGTGAACTCATGCCTTGTGCGAGACTTAGCGGGAGCCTTCATAGGAAAGGAAAATACGATAGCCTCTTTGTTGTATGGGTCGTCCTCGTGTTCGATCCCTGCGTCTATTAGAGCCTGATTCAGGGGGTCTTTCTTGTCCTGTCTGATGCGCCTGATGTAGTACTTTGCGTAAGAGGGATGTAAGCCTGACCCTGCAACGCCTGTGAGTTGGGACACAGTACCTGATGGTTTTATACAAGTGATGGCAGCAGAGGGATTAATGTCCATCTTCTTGGCCCAGACTGTGTTCATGAAAACAGCAGACCCTCTCCATGCGTCAAGCTGAGAAGGTGTAGCATTTAAGACAGTGGGACAATCAAACACCCCAGTAAAGCTAACACCTAGTAACCTCTCTTCCTCTGCGTTCTTTCTCCAGATCGGTCTGACGTATCTGAAGTCGGTGAGAGCAGACTGAATAGTTCCAAGGATGGTAGCTAACCCTATCTTGCGTGACACATCATCAACAGTATCAGTGGGGCGCAACACTACCTCTGAGAGGTTGCACGTTTCTGCGCTCCTCAAGCAAATTTCAGAACAGGGATTGCAGCCGAACTCGTAGTCCTTATCCCTTCTTTCGGGCATGAGTTTCTTGGCAGCTTCTCTATTGAAGATGCCCCTCTCTCCACTGTGTGATTCGTAGAGAGACAGCCACTCACGCATGAAGATTCCCATATCGGGTTTCTCTGTGTAGCACACGCTGTTGTTAGCCAAGGCACGTTGTGGGTTCTCTATCCACCACTGACCTGTCTTTGCGTGTCTCATTCTTTCGTCAGTTAGGTTGCTTAGACTAATCTCTGCTGCTCGTCTGACACCGCCCACTACCACACTCTCTCCGTTCCAGCACATGAGGTCATGGCACTCCATGCTGTTGAGTTTTCTGCCCTTGGCATTTTGGAAGGTATGGATGTAGTGACCGAACAATCTTTCAAGAGGGTCAGGCCCACTGGCTCTTCCCCCAAAGACTCTGAGACGAGACCCCGCCTTGCGAATTCTGCTGTAGTCTACCTTGGGTATCATACCCTGATAGAGAAGGCTGACCAATTCCCTTAACGCTTTGGCCCATCCTATCTTGCTGTCGGCTACTACTATAGTTGTGTCGGAGTCATGAAACTCTTCAGCTACCTCTGGCAGACGATTAATGAACTGCCTCTCCACGCTGAAGCCCATGCCCGTTCCGCACAACAGAACGTAAAGGGATTCATCGAATGTTCTTATATGATCCACAGCAACGTAAGCGCAGTTGTACCCTGCCATGTGGTCTCTGGTCAGAGCGCCAGTCCCGGGATCAGGATCGGCAGTCATGAAGGCTCTCATAGAGGGCATCACTTCCATATCAAGGATGGCTTGCTTAACTTCTTTAGGAAAGCCTATGGTATAGCCAGCCAGCACCCATTCCATGTAGTCGCAGTAACGATTGACCGTTTCTTCCCACGATTCTCTGCGCCCCTCAGAGTCTAGGTAACGAGCATACCTGCTCTTGTGAATCACCTTCTGATATTCAGTTATCATTTAATCTCTTTCCATTGGTCATGTGGATACCACTTCCACAAGTTTATTGATTCTACGCACCAGAACCCTTGGATCGAATCCCTCTGGACAATTTCAAGGACTTTAATTTCTTCCGTAGCCTTGTTTTGTAGCTTGACTTTTTTACGCTTTGGTTCCACTTGTCTCTCAGCTTATGTTCGTTTGCCCATTCTACAAAGTCATCAAGAGTCATCCCAGTGTGCTTGAAAAACCACCTGTCCCATGAATCCCCCTTTGAGGTTACATCCCACCTCTTGGGATATATCTTTCTGGCTAGGTGATAGACACGGAACGTCTGGTCTATATCCTCTTGCCAGTAGAGACTGGGGGTGTTGCCACCCCCGTCCTCTCTAGAATGGTAGCGAGTCGTCATCCTCGCTTGTTGAAGAAACTACTGAACCTGCTTCCTTCTTGCCCATCTGCATCGAGTAAGCAATGATGTTGGTACTGTACTTCTCAATACCGTCTTTGCCAGTGTACTTGCTGTAGGATATTCTCCCTTCAACGTAAAGTTCCTGACCTTTCTTCACATACTCAATCACAGTGTTGGCAAGCTTACCAAAGAACGTCACACGATGCCAGTCCGTCTTTTCATTGTCACCGTACCCACTGTTGGTAGCGAGAGAGATGCTTGCAACTGCCTCTCCCTTGCCTGTCTCCCGCGCTTCCGGGTCTTTCCCTGCGCGACCAACCAGAATTACTTTGTTTACATTCATATTACATTACCCTCTTGTCAGACCACGATGGGTCATATTTCTTTACCAACTTCCACAGCGAGAGAGCATGTTTGAACATATTGGTGTATCGAGATGTATCTTCATGCTCCCATTCAAGTACACGATGGCCTTCACCAACGTCTATGAATAAGTTCATTATCCTGCGTGTGTTTCCCATGCCGTAATTGTAGGCAGCTAGTTGCGCACCGTAATCATCGTAGACCATTTTCTTTACGTTAGGCTTGTCTGGGAATTCCTTAGTCTTGAAGTCTATCACCCATTCGTCATTGTGTAAATCAATTTTTCCGCCATAGCCTGAATGATGAGCAAATGCGTGTTCAGCTATCCAGTCCCCGCCGTCACATACCTCGTTCAACTTCTGGTGTACGTTGTGACATATCTCCTCATACTCTGGGGAGACTTTAATTCCTTTGAAGTAGAGTTCAAGGTGATCATGAATGACTGTTCCACGGTTCATTACCTGTTGCTGTTTCTTGCTGAAGCGAGTCCTAGCTTGCTCCTCGTACACAGAATAGGTCTGCTCTCCACTCATGTTCTCAGCAGAGTGAAACTCTTCCCACAGGGCGCTCATCAGTTCGTTCTGCATCCACTTGTTGAGCATAGGCTTGGCAACGATGTCACCCCATACAGTTGATACAGATGGAACCCATCCTTCCTTTCTAGCCTCACGCAGAGTTGTAGGCTTTGGCCCCAACTTGCCCTGCACTTCATAGCGCGGGTTACCTTCCCTGTCATACCAATGGCTCATAGGTCTGGCCCTCGTAGTTCTTCAGAGAAGCTAGAGGCTGGAACCATTCCTAGTTTTTCTAGCACCCTGTTGTATTGAGTTAAATCGTCACTATACTTTGCCCAGCTTACACAGTTAAAGTCTCTACATAACTGTGGTCTATCTTCATAGATAGTGCATTCCCAATGTGGGTTAGTGGCGGATTTCGTCTTTCTTAGGTGAGAGCAACGAATTCGTATCCCTTTCCCGGTATACGTTATGGACTCATGCTTATCAACAATAGCACGGAGCCATTCAAATTGTCTGGGGTTTTTCCAGTTTGGTTTGAGTTCTATCTCGCAACATATCCCGCACCTCTGACATAACTCACCAGTTATATCACCCTCTTTAAGAGGCCATTCTCTTACAGCCACAGGAAAGTCAGAATCTTTCATCTCTCTTGCTTAAACTCTTCTGATTCATCTTCGGAGTAAACACCATATTTGTATGCTCCGCACAGCTTAAGAACGGCCCTAGCCTTGGCTCTCTTCTCAGCCATCTCTACGAGATAGGCATGAGATACATTGCCGTCAGGATGCTTTCCTTTTGTTGCGCTGCCATAGCTTTGAACTGAGTCATAGCGTCCAGTTGCTGTGGCTTTAATAACGGCAAAGTCTTTTTCTATAACAACGCTGTCAAAGACTACACGGATGTTTAGTCTCTGTTGAATCTTTTCAATTCCTGTCAGCTTTATGATAGCCCACTGATTCGGCTTACTGAAGACATCTTCTTTAGGAATGAGGCCATTGTCAGTAACCAGCTTCGTCATGAATTCCTTTCTTGTCATGGGTCTGCTTTGGTCTGACAAATCTTCCATTCGTTTGGCGCGAATCCGCTCGATGCGGTCAACTGCTGGCTGGTCTTTAGCTTGTTCTTCTTCTTGCATCTCTCGTTCCTCAAGTTGCTGCTGTTGGTAGCTTTCCTCATCCATCTGGGTAGCTTCAATCGCTTCTGCTGAATGTCCATTAGCCATGTGTCACCTCTGGGACATCTGCCCCAAGTTCTATGCCAAGTTGAGTAGCCCTCTCGATGAGTTCAGACATTTCCTGAACAGTCATGCCAGAGGTCTGTCGTAGTCTACTGCGTCTCTCACCTTGAAAATTAAGGTATTCTTCTGAACCAAAAACTTGTTCGAGAATTATATCCTTAATCTCCATCTTTGTGTGACCTGTTTTCTCCGCTATGGAACCGCACCAAGCATGGAACATATCGTTCTGCTCTAGGCTACGGTTCTTCTTGTAGGGTTTAACTACAACCTCAAAGAGTGGAGCATCTGGTCGTAGTTCAATGCTTTTTATCCATTCTACACATAAGTGTCTGATGGTAGGGGTTCTAATTATCCAGCGTTTATTCATGATTCAAGTTCTGCTGGTATGCATAGAGCGTTGGTAGATACCACATCTCCAAATATGTTTTCCCCTTCATACTCTTCTGAGAATAAAGGGGGTTGAGACAAATGAGTAGTATAGTTGTATTCAAATAAGAGATCGTTCAGAAAGTCTATGTTCTTTTCTCTATCTATTTCAATGTAGATGTATGGACGCAAACTTAAAATGGTAGTGCGCCCACCAACCAATACATCCGGCTCCATTCCCTCAACATCTATTTTTATGAAGTCGCATTCTTGGAGACCCATATCATCAATTTTGCATACGGCTATTTTTTCCCCGTCTAAATGGACTCCTTTTTCTTCCCTAACCTTTTCTATCGAGTGATCTTGTAGAGACAATCCCCCGAAATTATTTTCGGTTTCCGGGTCTATAAACGCCACTTCAATTATCTCTCGTGTAGAACCTACACCCAGTTGTTTGCAGTCAGCGTTTTGGATTGAGTTGAGAGCCATATTAGCACAGAGCATTTGGAAGGCGTACCTTTGAGGCTCAAAAGCCATAACAATTTTTGAATTTTGCGCGAACCATAAGGTGTGAGTGCCAATGTTTGCCCCTATGTCTAGAACAACGCTTTCCTTGTTGATGTATTTTGAGAATATTTTCTTCTCTTCTAGCTGGTAGTGTCCATATTTCTCTATGGATTGCCCAACATATTTATCCATGGGGTTGTATACAACCTTACCATAAGGGGTTTCTTTTATGAGGTTAGGCATCAGTGAAGGTCGTTGCGTTGAACAAACTCTATTGAGTTAACCGCCGTAGTGAACTCATACCCAGTCTCTCCTATGCGGAACCCTGCTCCATCTAGAAGTTCTGTGATTTCATGTTCTAGAATTTGCTTAGACAGATTCGCTATCGCATCATGTTCCGGGCCTGTGTCAACCCACAACGTGATGAGCGTCACCACTTTATAAGCGATTCTGCTGTTGCCCGTGTCTGTGTCTGGTATAGCCATCTTAATTGGTCTTCCGTGGTATATTCTGAGGCATGGCACTTCATATGGCAAGCCCTGCATACAGGTATCACATGCAAGTCGATGGGTTTCTTTCCCATCCCTGTCCCTACACGGACATGGTGAGCCTCGACACCATAAGTCCCGCAGCCCCAACAAGGCTGCTTGTGAATCCAGTCAAAATATTTTCCTTGACGGGCCATAGAACGTAGATTATCATAGGGGGTTCAATAACACAACCCCTATGTAAGTGATTGATAATGTTGACATTTATAGAGAAAAAGGAACATGTTCTCAATGTTCTGCTCCGTGCTGCAACGCTCTCTCCCACAGAAAAGCTGGTGGCAGTGGCTATGGTCTTTAAGATAAATGATAATGGAGTGGTGGACTTGAGAATGAAAGAGATCGCCGAGTTATCCTCTTTGACTGTAAGAGGGCTTAGAGAGGTGCTTAAGCGCCTTCAGGCCAAACAGATTTTTGACACCCGTTACCACAACGCAAAGAAGACATACTACTTTGTCATGTGGAGAATGTTATGAGTAAGGGTAACTTCTGGGGTCCGTTGCCTGTCTATATCCTTCAGGATCACAGGCATAAGTCTGGGCATCTGAGGGTGATGGGTGCTATCCTGAGTTGTCCTCAACCATACTTCCCCAGCCTTAATGAGATAGCTGAGAGAAGTGGGCATACGCCCAAGTACTGCAGCAAGATGATATCTGAGATGGTGAACTTTGGTACGCTAGAGAGAGAGCAACGGTACAGAGATACCAATATCTATCGTTTGGTCTCCACCCCTGTGGTAGACTCCACCACTGTAGTGGACTCAGACTCCACCACTGTAGTGGAACTAAAAGAATCCTTAAAAGAAAACAAAAGTAATGGCATGGAGCCGGGGTATCAGAGATTTTGTTTTACCTATCCCCGTCATCGCTTGGGTGTCAAAAGGACTCTGCACCAGTATTGGACTCTCAACGGCTTGGAAAAGGAAGCCAACAAGATTATCCGTTGCGTGGAAGACCACAAGGAATCAGATGACTGGACCAGTGATTCGGGGAAATGGGTTCCGGGTGCGCAGAAATTCCTTGAACAGGAGAGGTGGATCGAGTACACTTCTGATCCATTGTCCAAATTTGAGGAAGACTGATGCAATTAATTACACCTGATCTTGAAGATTTTATGGAGCCTGTGGATGTATCGGGCCATGTGTTCTCTCCCAATAACTTTAGGGCAGAAACTCTAGAATGGATAGAGAATAGGAATAATAAATCTGGCTGTCGCATCCCATGTCTTACGGATACTGATCTCAGAATTATTCCCGGCACTCTTTCAGTGTGGGCTGGGATCAACGGACATGGTAAGTCTGCCCTGATTCAGCAGTTCTGCCTTTGGTGGGCAGATGGAAAGTATACTGACAAGGAAGAGAAAGTCCTCTTCTGGTCACCTGAGATGGCTGTTCACGTTCAGATCGAGAGAATGGTGAAACAGGCTCTGGGTGTGGGTGAGCCAACAGCAAAAGCAGCCAGCTTTGTGATGGATTACCTAGAGGGGAAGGTTTATATCTACGGTAAAGAGGAGCATGTCAGAGCAGATGAACTGATTGCGCTGGCTAGATGGGCTTCTGCAAACGGCTTTACGCATCTTGTGTTAGACTCCCTCATGATGGTAGACCTTCAGACGGATCAGGCCAACCTAAACCTTGGTCAAAAGAACTTTATTCGTATGCTGAAAGAGGCAGCGAGGACGACTGGCTTGCATATTCACTTGGTCGCTCATATGAGGAAAGGCGAGAACGAGTATAAGATGCCAGATAAGATGGACATCAAAGGCTGTGGTGAGATATCAGATTTAGCTGACTATGCCTTTACCATCTTTAAAGACTTAAAGAAGCAGAAGATGTTGCGGGATAACCCAGACAATGAAGAGTATCAGAGGAAACCGGACGGTTACTTGAACTGTTTAAAGAATCGTTATGATCCTGAGCATCCTACGCTACCGTTGTGGTTTAGTGGGAAGCCTTTCTCGTTTAAGGAAGGGAGAAGAGCGCCTGTTCCTCAGCTTATAGAACCTTCAAGCAAGGAGTTAGAGAGTGGCTACATCCCGTAGCAAGGGAGAACTGTTGTTTGCACAACAGCTTACGGACGCGACCTTTGGTACTGAGGAGAAGAAGTATAGTACCTTGGGGCTTGGGCTTTGGAAAGAAGAGTACGTCTTTCTAAAAGACAGGCGGTTTAGGTTTGACTTTGCGTGGCCTAAGCACATGATAGCTGTAGAGATAGAAGGGGGAACTTGGAATCAGGGTCGCCATGTAACTGGAGCCGGGTTCGCTAAGGACTGCGAGAAGTATAATCTGGCTGCTCTAGACGGCTGGAGCGTGTATAGATTTCCTACCAGTATGGTGAAAGATGGTAGCGCTATTACATTTATGCATAAGGTTTTCCTTAAGTTGCCTTGCTCATGGCAAACTTAATCTGGAAAAGGATGATGGATGGGCCGGGAAGTCCATGTGATGGATGTGAGAAACATGACACATGCCGTGACCATGAAACAGCATGTGAACAGTTTCAACACTATGTAGAGACTGGTGAAATAGAATTAGTCTTGCCAAAAATACCAACAAAAGAAATATTCATGGAGATTTACTTTGAGGAAGAACTCGAAGGAGAATTTTAAATCATTAACTACTCAATCATCTAGTATCTTCCACAATCCTCGCCGATCTTGGGAGGATATGTGCTTTGCATTAGCTGGGATGGATCGAATCATAGCTAAATACGCTAGGCTTAAATATGCGGGAGAGTACTCACACTATGATGCCATATCTAGGCATGTTTATGAAGAGGTTGTGAAGATAGCCAAGGCTCAGGGATGGAAACACAGGCCAAGGTTCTCTCGACCTACCGATCTCCCGATGGATGTGCGAGGCTTCTTTGCCTATAGATTAGCTGAGTTAGCATTACAGGAGAACGTGGGGTCTGATAGATGCAGACGATGTAATGGCAGAG